TCTTCTTCGCGTTTTGCGAGTGCCGTTACATGGTCGACCGTTTGCATGAGGTCATCGTGTCCTAGCATGATCTGCAATGTTTCCCAGATCGCCATGCGCTCTACTCCGTAATCTCTGCGTAAAGTTTCGCTTCTGACGATTTCGCCAAGTCTGCGAACTTTCTCGATTCGTGCATACACTGCGAGAATCTTTGTTACTGTGATTTGGTTGTTCATTTGTCTGTACTCCGTTTGTGAATTTGTAATGAGGTCAATGCATGTGCTGTGCCAAAAATAGAAAGTCAGCAATGGCGCGGTCTGCAGCGATTCCGTACTACCTAAGTCGTAGTGCGATTTGTAACGGTTGTTACGTTTGGTAACGGAAGCAGCGTTACGCCAGGTAACAGGGATTGTGCAGGTGCAACACAGATCGGGGGGATGGCTTCGGCTGTGGTTCGGGTGTATGGTTGGTGCAAATGTGTAGTGCTTTGGTTTTGGTTTGGAGTGGGTTTGTGTGGTTCTTTGTGAGTGAGTCTGACAGAAGTCGCGCGCACGAGTCGAAGGTTACTCAGAGCCAGACTGAAAGAATCGCGAGCCTGTTTTTGCAAATCGCGACCCCACCCCACCGCCAGACCGCCCGCCATCGCACATACATACATATAGCCTAAAGAGGAGTGTCTAAGCCTGTGACAGAGATTCACATTCCCTATAGCCCAAGACCGCTACAGCGTGAGCTACATACGAATCTGAGTGCAAAGCGCTGGGCTGTCGTTGTCTGTCATCGTCGTTTCGGCAAGACGGTAATGGCTATCAACCATTTGCTCAGAGACGCGATCCTGAGCGATAAGGCGAACCCTAGGTATGCTTACCTAGCCCCTACCTACAGACAGGCTAAGAACGTAGCCTGGGACTATTTGAAGCAGTTTGCGGGTGCTATCCCGATGGTGAGGTTTCATGAAACAGAATTGCGGTGTGATCTTCCGAATGGCAGTCGTATTCAGTTACTGGGCGCTGAGAATCCGGATAGCTTGCGTGGGATATATCTTGATGGCGCGGTGCTGGATGAGATGGCTGATATGCCGGAATCATTGTTCCCGGAAGTTATTAGACCGGCCCTGTCTGATCGGAAGGGTTGGGCTTTGTTCATTGGTACGCCTAAAGGACACAACGCCTTTTTCGAGTTATTCGACGCAGCCAAAGCGCAGGACGACTGGTACACGCAGATATACAGAGCATCCGAAACAGGCATTCTCGACGAAGAGGAATTAGATGCGGCAAAGGCTATGATGTCTGCTGACCAATTCGATCAGGAGTTTGAGTGTTCTTGGGTTGCAAATGTAGCGGGTGCGATTTTTGGGAAAGAGCTTCAGGCGCTCCATGAGAAGGGGCGCATCCATGATGTTCCCTATGATCCAAGTACCAAGGTAGATACCTGGTGGGATTTGGGTGTAGGTGACTCAACGGCTATCTGGTTTACCCAAAGTGTTGGTCGGTCTGTGCATGTGATTGACTTTTATGAGAACCGGAATGAAGGTTTGCCGCATTACGCACAGGTGCTTTCACAGAAGGGTTACTTCTACGGCACACATAACGCACCCCATGATATTGAGGTCAGGGAACTTGGGTCAGGCAAGAGTAGGAGGGAGGTCGCATACGACTTAGGTATTAACTTCAGGGTTGTGCCGAAGTTGCCGTTAGAGGATGGCATTCATGCAGCGCAGATGTTGATACCAAGGTGCTGGTTTGATCGAGATGCCACAAAGCATGGACTTGAGTGTTTACGGCAGTATCATAGAAAATACAATGAGAAGGCGCGTAGCTTCAGATCGACTCCGGTCCATGACTGGTCATCGCATGCTGCGGATGCTTTTAGATACCTTGCGGTTGGTTTGCGGGAATCTCGAATGGATTACGACAGACCACCACAAGCAATTGCTGACAATGGCTACAACCCACTGGGAGTAAGTTTGTAATGGGATTCTTGAAACCGAGCGTACCAGCTCCACCACCGCCACCCCCTGCTCCACCAGCAGCGCCTGTAAAGGCTGTTAAACCTGCTGAAGTGAAGAAGCTTGAGGCTGAACTGCGTGATCCGAAGAAGGTTGGTCGTGCAAGAACGATTGTGACTGGACCGCGTGGACTCACCGCGGAAGATAATGAGCGTGTGTTGAAGCGATCACTGCTAGGCGGTACTCGTGATACGTCCTCTTCTAGCTGACCAGGAAGAATCAAGACAGCGTTTAGTAGGTGCGATGTTTGAAACAGACTACCCCTACGCCGAAGAGCATGAAAAGATCATCGACTACGCCATTGTGTTTGAAGGCATGGATGGTGATGACATTGCTGGGTATGTCTGGTTCTACCGGATGGCTGAAGATGAAAGTGTCTGGGCTATACACCTAATGGTCTTTGATGGCTACAAAGGTCGGTTTTTCCGCAGATCAGTGGTAAATTCATTCTTTGGTGCAATGTATTCACTGGGATGTGATATTGTACGCGCAGAGAACTGGCATCAGGATTTGTTACTCCGTGTTGGCGGCAAACAAAATTCTGAGTTTGTCGATTTAAAACTACCACACATTTGGAGGTAATAATGGGTGGCGCTAGTCGAATCGTTAAGAAGGCGGTGAAAAGGGTTGCGAAGCCTGTTACTCAGGTAGCAAAAGCAGCAGGGATTGTAGAAACCCCTAAAGCACCCGAGCCACCAAGAGTCGAGCCAAAGGCTCCTGCTCAAGCTGCAGCTGAAGCGGTTACATCATCTCCATCAGTTACCCCGAAAGCTTCTGTTGCGTATGGCGGATCAGAGATGGCAGCTGACAGCAACCAAACACGCAGACGTAGAGCGCGTGGTATCCAAACTTCAGCGCGTGGTGTAACAGGCACAGCGCGTACAGCACGCAAAACACTATTAGGTGAATAACGATGGCTGACCAATTAGCAAGTCTCTTAATGAAGCGATTCAATTCGCTGTTTGAACAACGTCAACAGTGGGAGTCGCATTGGCAGGAGATTGCTGATTATGTCGTACCCCGTAAAGCAGACATCACTAAACGCAGAACAGATGGCGACAAGCGCACTGAACTGGTTTTTGATGGCACTGCGATTCATGCGGCAGAACTTTTGTCGGCCTCATTGCATGGAATGCTGACCAATGCATCAACACGCTGGTTCTCACTGAGATACCAGAACCGTGACCTGGATCTGGATGATGCAGCCAAAGAATGGCTTGAGTCTGTCGAAGATGACATGTATCTGGCATTTGCTCGGTCCAACTTCCAAGAGCAAATCCATGAGCTGTATCACGATCTAATCTGTTTTGGTACGGCTGTGATGTTTATCGAGCAAGACCCAGACAACCAAATTCGATTCCAGACCCGCCACTGTCGTGAGTTATTTCTAACAGAAGACGATAACGGACGAGTTGATACAGTGTTCCGTGAGTTTCATATGCCAGCCCGCGCTGTAATTAATCGCTTTGGTGACCAGGTAGATAGCTCGATTATCAAGAAAGCAGAAGCTAATCCTTACGAAAAGATTCGATTGATCCATGCGGTATACCCGCGTGATGCGCGTGATCCAATCAAGGTTGACACCAAGAACAAACCATTTGCATCTGTGTATATTGATCCAAAGTCTAAGACTGTCTTGTCAGAATCAGGCTTTGATGAGTTTCCATACGTTGCACCGCGTTTCTTGAAGGCATCATTTGAAATTGGTTACGGTCGGTCTCCTGCAATGACTGCGCTTCCTGATATCAAAATGCTCAACAAGATGAGTGAGGTGACCATTCGTGCGGCACAAAAGCAGGTTGACCCACCATTGTTGGTTCCTGACGACGGATTCTTGCTACCAATCAGGACAGTACCTGGTGGTCTTAACTTCTATCGCAGTGGTACGCGTGACCGTATCGAGCCGTTAAATATCGGGGCAAATAACCCGCTGGGCTTGAATATGGAAGAGCAGCGTAGACAAGCAATCCAGTCTGCGTTCTATGTTGACCAACTTATTCTGTCACAAGGCCCGCAGATGACTGCGACAGAGGTGATGCAGCGTACCGAAGAGAAGATGCGACTACTCGGTCCGGTTCTGGGACGACTCCAAGCAGAGCTGTTACAGCCACTAATTAACCGCGTATACGCTTTGATGGTTCGCCAAAAAGCATTCCAGCCAGCTCCTGAGTTCATGCAGGACTCAAATATTGAAATTGAATACGTTTCTCCACTGGCTAAGGCGCAGAAGCAAGGCGATATCCAGAATGCATTGCGGATGCTTGAGCTGTTCGGACCGCTATCTCAGATTGACCAGAGCGCCATTGACTACATTGATGTCGATGGCATGGCGAAATACCTGCTCAAAACCCTATCTGTTCCTGCGACGACAATACGCGGGGAAGGCCAAGTTGAAGAAATTCGCGCTCAACGCGCGGAACAGCAGCAGCAAATGCAAGAAATGCAGGAAGCTCAGATGGCAGCCGAAGCGGCAGGCGCTGCAGCCCCAATGGTTAAAGCAGTAGGACAGATGTGATGGCTAAAAGACCTAGAGTCACTAAAGATCAGATGACCCGTATCTGCGAAGAGCTGATGGATGGCGCATCATTAACAAAGATTTGCGAAGCATCTGACCTTCCAAGCTGGCGAACAGTAACGCGCCATGTCCAGGAAGATGACGATGCACACACGCAGTACCGGAAAGCGCGAGCTATCCAGGCTGAGATCCTGCGAGATCAAATTATCGATATTATCGAAGCGCCTTTGCCGACTGAACCAAAGCTAGCAATGGCTGAAGTTCAGCGCAGAAGGCTCGAAGTAGACCAAAAAGATAAGTATGTGCGACAATTAGCCCCATTAGGTATAAGAGATCGCGCTGAAGACAATCAGCAGAACAAGATGTCCGGCACGATCACTTTGAAATGGGATGATTCAAACGGATAGTCGTGGAGGCTGAATGACTCCTGATGATTTGCGTAACGCATACAAGCACCTATTTGATACGGACGATGGCAAAATTGTCCTAGACGATCTTCAAAGGCGGTTTCATATTCATGGGACCGTATTCTCAACAGAACCAACGGATACAGCCTACTGTGAAGGGCAGCGCACAGTCGTGTTGTTTATTCAATCTATGCTGCTAGATCGGGATTATCTCCTAGAGGAACAAACAAATGAGTGAAGAACAGGTAGCTGAAGTCTCAGATGTACAAGAAACTGTACAAGAGGTAGCTCAGTCTGGCGATTGGCGTGACGCTATTCCAGAAGAAGTGCGTGGTCATCGTTCACTAGAGCATATCAATGACGTAGGTGCGCTGGCCAAGAGCTATGTGCATGCTCAATCAATGATTGGCGCAGACAAGGTAGCAATACCTGGTAAGTCTGCAACACCGGATGATTGGCGCGAGGTTTATACAAAACTTGGCGCTCCTGATAGCCCTGATGGTTATCAGATCAACCATAACCTGCCTGAAGGCGTAGGTATGGATGAAGAGATGGCAAGCTGGTTCCAGGGCGCTGCACACCAAGCAGGGCTTACGCCAATGCAAGCACAAGCTCTGGCTGACCAGTGGAACTCTCTGACTGCCGATGGCGCTCAGATGCAAGAGACTGAGTACAGCAACTATGTTCAAAATGTAGAGACAGAGTTGCGTAAAGAGTTTGGTCAAGCCTTTGACGACAAACTAGCGCTAGGCAATGGAGTTGTTGAGCAGTTCGGCAATCCAGAGATTTTAGAGATGGAATTGTCCGACGGCACAATGCTTGGTGATAATCCTGAAGTCATTCGACTAATGGCTAGCATCGGCACATTTATGCAGGAAAGATTGGGTGAAGATACGCTTGAAGGCGTTAAAACAACAGGGGGTATGACTCCTGACCAAGCCCGTGATAAGCTGTCAGAGTTGACTGCTCAAGGATCACCTTATTGGGATCAGAGACATCCAGAGCATTACTGGTACATCAATGAAGCATTGAAGTTCAGAGAAATGATGAATGGATGATCGAGAGTTTAAGTTGCGCGTGTTGGAAGTTATACTTCCTCACGCAACAATGGCGCAGATCCGCAATCCAACGGACTATGCCCAGGAGTGTCTTGAGTGGTGCTTGAAACCTTTGGAACAACCTCAAAGGCCCAAAGCAAAAGCACCAACAAGGCAGAATAGTCGGGACAAGCAGAAGCCCCCGCAATTTTTAATAACTGAATAAATCGTCCTGCATTGCAGGGTAGCGAGACGGAATATTGTTTTGTTTACTGCAATAGGAGGACGTTATGTCTACGCAGGTAACTACTGCTTTTGTTCAGCAGTTTAGTAGCAACGTACAGTTGCTCTCACAGCAGCGCGGTTCCTTACTGCGCGGGGCAGTTTCTGAAGAATCAGTAACTGGTGAAAAGGCTTTCTTTGACCAAGTTGGTGCGACTGCAGCGATTAAGCGCTCATCACGCCACGGTGATACACCATTGGTTGAAACGCCACACTCTCGCCGCATGGTCACAATGGACACTTACGAGTGGGCCGATTTGATCGATGACGCGGATAAAGTTCGCATGTTGATTGATCCAACATCGACTTATGCACTAGCTGCGGCTGCTGCAATGGGTCGTGCAATGGATGATGCAATCATCGAAGCGGCACTTGGCACAGCTAAGACTGGTAAGTCTGGCGCAACTTCTACTACTCTCCCTGGTGCACAGACTATCTTTGAAGATGGCTCTACAGGTACAGATGGTGGCGGTACTCACGCTGACCTTACTCTTGCAAAGTTAATCACTGCAAAGCAGTTGCTTGATGAGCAGTCTGTTGATCCATCAATTACTCGCTATCTTGCTTGTGGCCCAGCGCAGGTTGCGTCATTGTTGAATGACACAAACGTAACTTCTGCTGACTACAACACTGTGCGTGCTTTGGTTCGCGGTGAAATCAACGAGTTCTTGGGCTTCAAGTTCATCACATCTACACGCCTAGACGTTGCTTCTAGTGTTCGTTCATGCTTTGCATGGGCTGAAGACGGAATCAAGCTTGCTGTTGGCAAGGACGTGATGGCTAAGATTGACGAGCGTGCAGACAAGTCTTACTCAACCCAGGTCTACTACTGCGCTACATTCGGTGCGACTCGCATGGAAGAAGACAAAGTAGTCAAGATCCTTTGTGACGAATCTGTATAAGGAGACTGACAAATGACTGTATATTCAAATGTACGGACGGATCTGACTCAAGACGATCCATCAGAGTTCGTAAAAGCGAATCAGATTGCTGGTAGCGTTCGCGTTGCTCATGCGTCTTTTGAGGCTGACGGACAAGCTGCAGACACAATTGAGATGTTTGCTCTTCCAAATGGCGCTCGCATCGTAAGTGGCAAGCTTTGCCATGATGGGCTTGGCTCTGGAACTACACTTGCTGTAGGTCACGCTGCTTACACTAACTCTGCGGGTACTGCTGTTGCAGCAGATCCTGATGAGTACAAGGCAGCTGCGGCATCTACTTCAGCGCAGTGTGTTGACATTGTTGATACATTGGCTCTTGGTCGTAACTCAGAAGTTGACCTTGATAGTGAAGACGCTGACAACGAGTTCGTTGTTACCGTTACATCTACAGGTACTGCTACTGGTACGATTGAGCTAACAATGTTCTACGTTGTTGACTAAATGAATCGGGGGTGGACGCGCCCCCTTTTCTAAGCGAGGTATATTGTGGCTTCTGTTGTTGATATTTGTAACAGTGCGCTCAACCAAATTGGCGCTTCAAACATTATTTCGCTGACAGAAGACAGTAAAACTGCGCGAATCTGTAACCAGCGTTATGACTTTGTTCGTGACGCGGTATTCCGCGCACATCCTTGGAATCCTTTAATTACCAGGCGCACATTGTCACCAGACACTACGGCTCCTGTGTTTGAGTTTACGCATGCGTTTACTCTCCCTGTTGATCCTTATTGTTTGCGTGTATTAAGTCTGGACCATAATGACATCGTTCATCGTGTCGAAGGGCGCAAGATTCTTTGTGACGAATCAACGATCAACCTGATTTATGTTGGGCGAGTCACTGATCCAAACCAGTATGACACGCTACTTATTGAGACTCTTTCTGCCGCACTTGCTTCAGACATCGCTTATCCACTTGTAGGTAGTACATCACTAGCCCAGCAGATGCGCTTGCTTTATGACGAGAAGCTCAAGGAAGCTCGCTTTGTTGATGCGACAGAAGGCACACCAGCAAGTATTACAAGCGTTACTGACTCAGGTAGCCTGGAGGCAGATACATTCATTAGATCGAGGTTCTGATGGCGAAGGCAAGCCCTACCTTTTCAAACTTTACAGCGGGAGAGTTATCCCCAAAGCTGGATGGGCGTACTGAGCTATCTAAATACTTCAATGGATGTAAGAAGCTAGTCAATCTGCTTGTCGTACCACAGGGCGGGGCAACTCGCAGACCAGGCACAGAGTTCATTGCTGAAGTCAAAAGCAGTGCAAATACAGGCCGTCTTATTCCATTCGAGTTTAACGTAGAGCAAGCTTATATCCTTGAGTTTGGAAACCTGTACTTCCGCATCTACAAGGATGGTGGGCAGGTAGTCGATGGCAGTGATGTGCCTATCGAGGTGACTACGCCATACGCTACAGCGGATTTGCCACAACTCAAGTTTGCACAGTCTGCTGATGTGATGTACATCGTGCATCCAGATCATGAGCCACGGCAAATCACCAGAACTGGACATGATGCTTGGACAATCACTGAGGTTGATTTTCGTCGTGGGCCAATGCTTGATCCTGAGTTTGATGGGACGACACTGACCGCTGACGGACGTACTGGTACAGTAACTATTACGGCAAGCGCTGATACTTTTGTCTCAACAGATGTTGGGCGATTAGTTAAGTTGCATGATGGGTTTGCTGAGATATCAACCTATACCAGTGCAACCAGCGTTGACGCGACAGTCAAAGAGAATGCAGATAGACGCTCAGAGCTGATGCCGTCTATGACTGCAACCACTATTTCTTTTCACGAGGGCGATCCTAGCGCGACTGGCTTGGAGCATAACGACAGACTTCAGGATACTGGCGCGGGATTCTTGGATGAAGGCTTCAAGGTAGGGATGAAGATCACTATCACGGGGAGTACAAGTAACAATAAATCATCTGCGCTAATCGTATCCATCACAGACGACACAATACTTTTGTCGCCATCTGTTGACTTAGTTGATGAAGCAGCGGGCGATTCAGTGACTATTGTCGGTGACCTGGAAGCTGATGATGCGTTCTCTCTGGGCGCATTCTCTGAGACAACTGGATACCCAGCATGCGTTGCATTCTTTGAGCAGCGCCTTGTGTTTGCTAACACACTCGAAAGCCCACAGACCATTTTCTTTTCTGTTGGAGGCGACTTCACCAACTTCACTGCGGGTACTGATGATGACGATGCGCTGACGTACACGATTGGATCGAACCAAGTCAATGTCATCCGATACCTCACATCATCCCGCGCATTGCTTGTTGGCACGACTGGCGGTGAGTTTGTTGTACGAGCTGGTTCTATTGATGCGCCTATTAGCCCGACAAACACGCAGATCAAGCGACAAGCTAGCTATGGTTCTGCTGATATCCAGCCAATTACTGTATCTAACGTAGCGCTGTTCGTTCAGCGCGGTAAGCGAAAGATCAGAGAGCTTGTGTATAACTTTGACACTGATAGCTACATTGCGCCTGATATGACGCTTTTGGCTGAACACATCACCGAAGGCAACATCAAAGAGATTGCGTTCCAGCAGGAGCCTGACAACATCGTCTGGACTGTGCTTGAGGATGGCAAGGTGTGCGGTATGACGTATCGCAGAGAAGAAGACGTTGTTGCTTGGCATGAGCATGAGCTGGGCGGTGAGTATGATGATGGCAGCAACACCTATGATTATGGATTCGTAGAGTCTGTAGCCTCCATACCTAACGACGAAGGTGAAGATGAGGTTTACTTTTTAGTCGCCAGGACAATCGATAGCGCAACAAAGCGTTATGTTGAGCGCATGAAATCAATTGATTTTGGTACTGACATTGAAGATGCATTCTTCATCGACAGCGGGCTGACCTATTCAGGCAGTGCAGCAACTAGCATTAGTGGGTTAGATCATTTGGAAGGCGAGACAGTAACCATCCTATCGAACGGTAGTACGCATGCGACTAAGGTTGTAAGTAGCGGAAGCGTTACGCTGGATCGGTCAACGACTAAGTGCCATATCGGACTACCATATACATCAACATTGCAGACAATGCGTGTCGAGGCAGGGGGTACTGAAGGGACATCCCAGGGTAAAACAAAGCGCATCCGCGATGTGACTTTGCGGGTGTTAAACTCTGTAGGTGCAAAGGTTGGGCCGGATGAAGATAACCTCGAGCTAATTCCGTTCCGCGATAGCTCAATGACTATGGATAACGCGGTTCCGATGTTTACGGGCGATAAAGACATTGAATTCCCATCGGGTTATGATTCGGATGGGTTTGTTGTAGTGAAGCAAGACCAGGCATTACCCCTGACAATCTTAGCTATCTTTCCACGTTTGCAGACATTTGATAGGTAGGTATGGGCGATCCAGTAA